GCACGCCAGCCATTCCAAGAGCAGAAGCCACATCAGCAGAGCAGATGAGGATGTTGCCCTTCCCGCGACGAGTCTGTTGACCGATAGCGTTAGAATCTCTTTCTATTTGGAATAGAAGACCTTTGAATTTCTCAACTGACCATCTACCATTGGAGTCAACGTCTAAGTCAAACTTACCAGCAGTAGCAGTATTGTTTTGAGCACCAGCAACAGCGTTTGTGTAGATAGTTCTAACAACTTCTCTGTTGATTTCAGCAAGAATCTCAGTAGAAAGAATGTTTGCTAATTCCTGCTCGGCATCCAAACCATGAATTGCCTTGAGGTCTTGAGCCATCTCTATACTGTACTCTGCCTTTAACGCACGGGCACGAGCAGTAACTGTTACTTTCTCGATTGAGAATCCCATCTCACGGAAGGCCGTGTTGGTGGCATTACTATCATCAAGTCCTTCAACAGTAGCTGTTGTCATACCTGTAGCATCACCTGTCTGCTCATATGTTCCAGCAGGGGAATCATTGAGTAGTCCAGGGTTGTTGCCTTCTGCATCGTTGTTTGCAGAAGAAGAAGCACCAGGATCGTATGCGTTTCCTGCTCCTCCAGAGAAACCTGCGTTAGGCTCATCGAAGAATGCTTCATCGTAACCACTAGCGGCTGGAGCACGCTCTGCACCGTAGTTAGTTCTCATTGCGAAGATAAGTCCTGTTGGACCTGTCATTGGCTGAACGCCAGCAACATCATATGCAATTAATTGTGGCATTGAACGTCTTATTAGACTGATCAATACTGGGTCGAAACCTGCAACTGGACCAGTTGCTGTATCGCCTGTTGTGTAACCTGTTGTTTGTAGAGTTTCAGTAAGGATTTTTCCTTCTTCTGAAATTGCTCTTTCTTGGTTCTCAAGAAGTTGTGCGACTACGCCTTTCTTATATGTATCGCCGATCTCTGGAAGAGCGTCGTGATTCAGAACGGGTGCCCACTTTTCTTGGAGTGATTTAAGTGACATTTGTCTCCTCTAAAAGTAGTAATTAATTTATAATCATTTAGACCAATTGCTTAGTGCATCAACGTACTTATTCATTGATGTGCTATTGGTATCTTCTACAAGGGGTTCCCCTTTATCCTCGGTAGGATCTGCAACCTCGGTTGCTTCCTTGCGAGCAAAGTAGCTTTCCTTGATTGTCTCGACCTTATTTCTAAAGTCTTCTTCAGTTTCAAACTCAACACCCTCTGCTAGAGAAGCAAGCTTCTCTCTCTGAGTTTCAGCTAAACCAGCTGAGCACTCAGTCACGATTTCCATTCTTGTAAGTTGTCCTAATCTCTTATTGAGTTGGACGTTAGCATCGATTTGCTCATTGAGTTTTGTTTCCATCTCATCAAGCTCTCCAACCATACCATCTAGTAGGTTGAATTTTTCATCGGGCACTGACAAATTGTGCTCAATGAAAAGACCTTTTAGACCTTTGAAGAATGACTCTGCCATCTCTACCTTAATACCTTGCTCAACCTGAAGAGCATTCTCTTCTAACCAGGTCTTCGCAGCGTAGGAGATGTAGTCATCAACCTTCTCGGCTAATTCTGTTTTAATCTTTTCGACTTCTTCAGTCAGCGTAGATTCAAACGCTTCTTCGACAAGTTTAACTTCCTCTTTAACTTTAGAAGTTACAGCAGCCTCGAAGATTGTTACTGCTCGCTCTCGGAACTCTTCTGAGAGTTCTTCACCAGCGATAAGAGCGTCAACATCTTCAGTAAAGTCGTATTCGGTTTCAGCAATGACTTCTTCTTCGTCACTTTCTACTTCCTCCTGCTTAGATGATGCTGCTGAAGGCTTAGTGCTTAATGACTTATCCTTCTCTACACTAACCGAGTTAGCTGCAGATTTACCAGCGTTTTTAGTGCCAGCGGCTCCTTCAAGTGAATCCGTATCTACGTGGACAACTTTCTTACCACTGCCACCAAGAGAATCAGATGACCCAGATGTGTCAATCTTCTCGCTAGGTTTTGCATTTTTGGTAACAACGTTAGAACCCTCAGACACTTCTTCCATATTATCTAATTTCTGATTGTCAGACATTTGTTTTTACTCCGTTCAGTGCTTTAGTCTTTGATTATTTATAATTATAAACTCTTTAGAAACTGAGAGAATGCGGAAATTTTCCGTTCTTGTAAGTTTATCAGAGTTGCCTCATCAATTTCATGCTTAATTTCAGCAACAGCAGACTCTTTAAGTATGCCATTATTCCAAACCCATTCCTTACCTTCCATGATTCCATCTACAAATGCATCTGGAGCTGAAGGATCCGCTACTATATCAGCAGCAGTGGCCAACATGAAGTCATCACAAACTACGTTACAGCCCTCTTCTTTTTTAAGAGAACCCATCCCACGACTAGAAACTCCTAGTCTCACACCCTCGTTAAGTAAGTTTTTAGCAATGTTACCCATTGGAGTTTCAAGAATCTTGGCTCTACCAATGAAATTATTACCTTCTTGCTTGAGTGACTCGATCTTGTGGGACACACGATCAAGATTAATACTAGGTCCGTCGGGGTGACCCAACTCACCTAAAGCACGACCCTTTTGGATATGGTGCTCTTCGTATTTAGCGACTTCTCTTTCGAGAGTCTTGACAGGATACTTCCTACCATTCTTATTCTGAAGTTCAGCCTGAAGGAATACACCTTCTATGAAGTGATTCTTTTTGCCTTCCTTTTCCTCAGCTATAAATTCTACCTGAGTTATTTCTTCAGCTATCAGTCTCATCTTCTGGTTCCTCCTCTTGGTTTACTTCAGTTTCAGTTTCAGCAGATGCTTCCACTGAGCTTGGTGTTCCAGGTGCTTCCTCTTCAGGAGGATCTTCTGGAAGACGTACTCCAGATGTATCTACATCTGTTACCTCTGGTTCTGCATCAATAGATTTCTCTACTTCATCAGCAGCGGCCTGAGCCGTATCGTCTAAGTCAAAGCCCATCTGTTTTGCAAACTCAAGCTTCTTTGCTTGAATCATATCATAAGTAGTCGCTGCAATAGCGTCATTGGTGGCATCGATAGCTTGTGCTTTCTGGTCACCAAAGATTTTATCTACTATATCGAGGGCTGCATTTGATGGCATAACAATAAATCCTAGTCAATATCCCAACTATTTAGCAATTAAAACTCTGCTCTTTTTAAATCTGCGGGGTCAGGTTGAATTTCTTCCTGTGCAACCTCGCCTTCTGCACCAGCAGCAGGGTCAATTCCCGCTTCCATTGCAGCTAATTCTTCAGGGCTTTGTATAATTCCTGCTTCAGTTTCCTCTTCTATCTGCTTGTCTATTTCTTTTATCTCTACGTCAGTATGTTTAAGTACTTGACGACGAATGTAGTCCACAGAGAAGTATTTGCCTACAAATGGATCCATTGTAGCAACTTGATTCATTCTCTCATTGCGGATTTCAATCTCTTTTAATTCTGTGAAGTAGTTGTCAGCAACATAGTCAAACTGAACATGCTCCTTCATATCGTCCCACTCTTCAAGTGTTACAATACCTTTAAGCACAAGTTGAGTTTTGAGCAAATCAATAAACATTTCAGAGAAACGTTTACGCAATCTTGCAACAAACTTCTGGAATTTAACTTCGTCTCGTGTGATTTCAGCAGCACGACCAATGTTAAATGTAGTTTCTGTTTCCAGTCTGGAGTTAGGAACGTTTAATGACTTATATAATTTCTTCTGGAAATACTTAACGTCTTCTAATTCACCAAGATTCTGACCACCAGGTAGTGTGGTGATTTCTGTTCCACGACCACCTTCTCGACGAGGAAGCCAGAAGTCTTCAAGCATAGAGAGGAATTTCTTATCATCCTTAATCTCGCCCGTGTTTGCATCGTAAACAAGTTTGTTACGATAGCGTCCCATAACCTCTCGAAGATATTGCTCTGCTTTATTCTTCGGTAAATTACCAACGTCAATGTAAAAGATGCGTCTTTCAGGCGCACGAGATAATCTGTAGATAACAAGGGAATCCTCTATCATTCGCAGTTGGTTAACTGCTTTGATCGCTTTGTGTAGATGCGATAAGGTCATGTTCTTATTCAGATCCATGATGCCTGAATGAACATAACAAATAGAATCTGGAGCAATCTTTAACCCCTGTGTAGGAGTTTGATTCTTCAGACCCTTCGGATCATATAAGAAGTATGATGCTGAACGAGCTGTCAACATCTCATTTAATCCTGTTCCTGGTCGTAAGTCTTGTGGTTTCTTCTTCTCGTGCTCCGCTACCTTACGAATCTTACGTGGATCAATGTAACGTAATTCTATTAGACCTTCTCTAGGTTTCTTGGGGTCTATTACCTTATGATAAAATAATCTCCCATCAACATACCAGCGACGAAAGATTTCATAACTTCTATTTTCAAAATCTAACAAGCGAAGAATCTCTGCGAATTCCTCCCTCATTAATTTTTTAACTTTCTCTCCAACCTTTAGGTTGGATAATTCTAATTCAACTGGGACATCATCAAAGTTACCACAAATAGTTTCATTGACGATATCATCGACAGCTGCATCACATTCAGGTTGAAGTACCATCTCTCTATAACGAGAGATTAATTGAAATTCATTTCTAACCTGACCATCAAAATCGATAGAGTAACCATAGTGACCACCACCTGCGACTGGTTGTGATCCATCTAGGTTATCTTTCTGCACGAAAGAAGGCCCCTTGGGAGCCTTCTTCTTGCGATCTAACGAAAAACCAAAAAGCTGAGACATTATATTTTTTGACTTAGTTTAATCCCTACCCCTATTTATAGGGTTTCCGATATGGGTTATTTCTTGCCTTGCTCAGGAGTCCAGTATTGGACTTGTAGCTCAACAGTGAATTCTTCCACTGCGTCATTACTTCCGAAGTCTAGGTCAATTGCTGCAACATTGCTTGGGAAGCAGTTGTAGAATTTATAACCTTTAAGTGTCTTAGGAGCATCAGTTCTGTTTCCACCTGCTGATGTAGCACCTGTATCTCTAGCAAGTTGCCATACACTCATGTCTGCAAAGTAACCAGTCGAGTCACTTTCGTCACCCAATGTACCAGCAGCAGTAAAGTTTTCGTTTGAAGCCTGGATTGCATCAACCCATAACTCAAATGCATTTCTTAAAGTGAACCCACTGTCATTCATAACAGTAATAGTCCATGGTTCAAATGTGCGGTCTCCAGCTATCTTTAATACTCTTCCTCTGAAGGGTACTTCGATTACACCGATCTGGGACGCGGGTAAATTAGCAGCTCTTACTGTAA